TGAGCTGCGGCAGGACGTTTCTTTCGAGACCGACCAGCAACGCATCCGTCCGCATATCCGCTTCATCGCCTCCGTATTCGACAAGTATTCGCATTTGGAGACATTGTTTCGCTTGGCTATAAAATACAGGAAGGACATAAGTATTTGGAAAGAGCATAAAAGCGAGATTAACTCACAGCTGCAACGCTTCTTGAAGAGCAGCGACGCGAAACTTGTGCCGAATATAGCCAAAGAGATAGAGGATATAATACAAACAGTGGTGAATGGCATCAGCGTTGACAACAAGCGGCTGTTCACCCTCGACGACAAGCGAGAACTTTTAAAGCAACGCCAATGCAGAGACGGCAAATATCAATGCCACGATTGCAAGCAATGGTTTTTCGAAGACGAGCTGCAAGTTGACCATATCATGCCGTGGAGCAAAGGCGGACGCACGGAACTGAGCAACGCCCGATTGCTGTGCCGCGCTTGCAATGCGAAGAAAGGCAACTTGATAATATGAGAGACATAAGAATACACCCCACCGATACCGCCACGCCTGCCAATATATTTTCTGGCGCACCGTCGGCAATCCCCACCTTTTCGGCAGGGACAGGCACACAGCACAGAGCCAAAGTGAGAGCAGTCAATGCGAGTGCGGTATTCTTAGCTTGCGCATTTCCTTTTCGTACCATTTGTTCTTAATCCTGTAAAATATTATCCGTGCCGACTGCGGCGTGAGGTAGAAGCGTGGTGCGGGGCTTCGCACCACACGGGCGACGGCCACCGACAGAGCCATGTCGGGATGTTCCCCCAGCATAGCCACCGTGCGGCGGTAGATTTCTTGGAACATCGCCCTTTTCTGCGGACGCATCCTCTCAAGCGTCGCACCCCTCATCATATCCGACACTACGATTGCCGCACGCTCCTCGCTCACCCAAAACCTCTTTGACGGCATATCCACAAGGCTACGGAACACATCGGAGAGGACTACCACCGCCCTCCCCTCAATCTGTTTGCAGTAGGCACGCATGAAGTCGTCGTCACGCTCATCGCCACATTCAAATGTGCATCCATAGTGTTTCATTTACGGCCACGGAAACCTGCTTCCGCCGTTATAAAGTTACGCAATTCAAGAGTAAACGGATAAAAAGGAAAAGGCGGAAACGAGTGCTATTTTTGCGGCAGAAATCACAAACAAAAGAAAACGTATATGGCAGATATTGAAACTAAGCCAGTTAGCGCGAACCGCCAAAAAGCCTACGAGCGCATGGCGAAGAAGTACCCCGACAAAAACTTTGACGACGAGGACGTGTTTTTCGGGGCAATTAACGATGATTACGATGGAGTCGTTGCAGAGAACAACGGTTATAAGGAAAGAGAGAAAGCCTTCTCCGATATGTTCTCAAGCGACCCTCGCAGTGCCGCTTTCCTCACCAATTGGCGCAAGGGAGAAGACCCAGCCGTGCAGTTAGTCCGTCAGTTCGGCACAGAAATAAAGGACGCTATTGACGACCCCGACAGGCAGGAGCAGATAGCAGCTGCGAACAAAGAGTATGTGGAGCGCATCGCCAAAGAAAAGGAACTTGATGACGTGTATCAGAAGAACCTTGAAGCGTCGCTCAAATACCTTGACGAGTTCCAGCAGAAGAACGGCCTTTCCGATGAGGAGATAGACCAGACGATGGAGTTCCTTGTGGGCATTGTGAAAGACGGCATCCTCGGCAAGTTCTCTCCCGAAAGCATTGACATGGCACGAAAGGCCATTACGCACGATGCAGACGTGACCACCGCAAGCCAAGAGGGAGAGGTAAGAGGAAAGAACACCAAAGTGGAAGAGAAGTTGCGCAAGCAGGAAAAGGGCGATGGCACGAAGCAGCTTGACGGACAGAATGGCAAAGGTGGCTCACACAAACCGACACGCAGCCTCGGAGTTCTTGACAACTTCGATGACAACAACAAGACCATTTGGGAACGTGGTGGAGAAAAACGGACAAAAATTAGCAGAGAATAACAGACAACAACACTAAATTTTTAAAAGCAATGAGTAAGTTTAAGAAAGTTACAACTAAGATTTTGGGCATTATGCTCAGTCTTATCGCCGTGGTTATTGGCGCAACGAACGGTGTATTCATGGCGGCAGCAAGTGATTTGCCCGATGCGGGCAAGACAACTGGTGGTGCGGACGGCCAAACGGCAGGAAACCCCTCAGCCCCTCTCAACCCCAGCGGCATCTCCACCGAGACGCAGGGCAGACAGGATGGCGACAGTGAGTTTTATACCAAAGACATTGACAAGCGTATTGTCAAAATCCGTCCTATGGCCACTCCTGTTGACCAAATCAGCCGTTATGCAAAGGCGCAGCATTCTGACAGTTTCGAGGTGAAGTATTACAGTGTCGGCACACGACCTATCACCTGCAAGACCACGGAAGCCGTGTCGGCGCAGACAAGCGGAGCAAGCATCTCCCTGCCTGTTGACGATGTGAACATGTTCACGCTTGACGACACCATCCGTGTGGTTGGAGTGAAAGGCAAGTATGACGACAAGGGCAAGGCTTACGATGAGAATGACGAGAACGCTCCCGACCTTGTGCTTTGCGTGTGCGGCAAGAACGACAGTACCAATATGCCCACCGTGTATGCCGTGAACGGCAATATTGACAGCAGCACGAAGCAGGCCATCTTTGTTCCCGCCATCCCCGCAGGAACTACCCTTGTGCGCATGGGCAAGGCTTGTGGCGAGCTTGATGTGCAGACCGGCCGCTTCAACAACATCCCCACAGCAGAGGAACAGTATTGCCAGAACTTCATGATACAGGTTGAGCAGTCCACGTTTGACAAGATTGCGGCCAAGGAAGTTGACTGGTCTTTCTCCGACCTTGAGGAGGACGGCATTTATGATATGCGCCTCTCGCAGGAGAACACGTTCCTCTTCGGTGTGAAGAACAAGATTTACCACACCTCCAAGAACGGCATGGTGACATGGTTCACGGGCGGCATTTGGTATATGGCTGGCAAAGACATCGAGGTTGGCGAATGGGACGCAGAGAAAGGTTGCACCGTCATCAGCGACGAAAACCTTGTTGACATCACCAAAGACCTCTTTGTCGGCACAGGCATCGGCAACAAGCGCAAAATCCTGTTCTGCGGCTCTGATATGCTCAGCGCGTTCTCCAAGATTAAGAGTGAGAAGTTCCGTCTGAAAGACACTGTGGAAGTGTGGAACTTGAAGTTCAAGAGCTGGGACACCGACTTTGGCGAGATACTCACCATCCATCATGAGCTTTTCGACGCAAACGGCATGAGTGACTGCGGCTTTGCCATGGACCCCGAATATCTGACAAAGAAAACGCACGTCAGCTGGTCGCGTAACATCCTTGACTTGAAGAAAGCAGGTATTCGCAACACCGACGCAGTGGTTATTCAGGAAGTGAGCTGCCTGTACCTGCGCTACGCAAAAGCACACGCACATATGCGACTTGCACAAGCCCCCACGACCGACAGCACCACTGGAGCGTAACCACATGACGCAAATCCATTCATAGGAATAGAAACAAACAACCTTAAAGGGGCGGGCAGCACACGCCCGTCCCTTTTTCAATTAAAACCAAAGAAACCATGTTGAAGAAATATACATCCAAGACACAGGCTTGTGTCAACATCGTATTGCCGAGCGGCAAGAGCCTCCATGTGTCATTCACTCCTATAACAGGCGGCAGCAGCGTGTATTACACGAATGACGAGAATGTGCAGAGCGGACTGGAACGGCATTACAAGTTCGGCAAGCTGTTCCAACTGGCAGCAAGCATTGACGAGACGAAGAAGAAAGCAGAAGCCCCCGAAGCGCAAGCGGACAATGACGGTGGAAATGCGGAAGAGAAGAAGCTGAAAGAGATTGCCGTCAGTTGTGCCGATGACGCAAAGGACTATTTGAGTGAGAAGTTTGGAGTGAGCCGTACAAAGATACGCAGTATCAAGGCCATTCAAGAGGCAGCAGCCACATTCGGCGTAGTGTTCACAGGCATTTAGTGCAGTCCGTATGATATATGATGTTAGCAAAGTACAGCAGGACATCCGTATTGCGCTTGACCAAAATGTGGTGAGCAAGCAACTCATCGATACGGACGACATTGACACCCTTTCCCTTGACGAACTCATCAAGAGCAAGATAGGCGATGCCGCCCGTTTGGTTGAGATGGCCGTACCCACTCACATGATAGACAGCGGCCACAACTTTGGCGATGCAGTCTATTGGAAAGACCTGTGCAGCGGTTGGACGATACTCCCCGATGATTTCATGCGCCTTGTGGTGTTCAAGATGAGCGATTGGGAGCGTCCTGTTTTCTCTGCCATCAGCGAGAGCGATGCAGAGTATGACCTGCAATCGTCACACTTCAAAGGCATACGAGGCACGGCACAGAAGCCAATTTGTGCCATCGTGTCCCGACCAGAGGGCATAGTGTTGGAGTTTTGGAGTTGCAAGAGCGAGGAGGCGACCGTGGAACGAGCCGTTTATCTTCCTATGCCGGAGATAGACTGTAACGGAGGAATTGAGATATGTGAGAAATGCTACCGTCCTACCGTCTATTATGCCGCCGCACTCGTGGCACAAGCATTGGGAGGCACGGATGCAGGTAGCGGACTTATAGAAATATCAAAGACTTTAATGACATAAACAGAATTACATGAAAGCGATAAAAACGACCGAGATAGAGGGCGACCTTGCGCAAGGCCGCAACATAACCGCAGGAGGTGACATCACGGCACAGGGCAATGGCACTATCGGCAAGAACCTTGAAGTGAAAGGCTGGCTCAAAGCCCGCAATATCATTGGAGCTTGCAAGGGATTTTTCGCCACCGAGGAGCGTCTTAACAGCGAGTACCCCAACCCGCACAACGGTTGGTGGGCTATGGTCGGCAGTACCATACCCGCAGCGATATACAAAGCCGACTACGGTGCTTGGGTAGCGACAGGCGAGACAGGCGGCAACCCGATAGCAGAGATAGACAGCCTCGCAGATTTGGAAGCCACTGTTGACGAACTTGTCACATATCTTGCCATTGGGCTGCTTGTACCCGGCAGCGTGACAGCCACAAGTGACGCCACGAGCATGAAACTCTCATTCAGTCTGCAACTGCCCGACAACACCACGAAGAGTTACACCGTGAGTTACCCCATGGCCAGCAGCACGGCGGCAGGAGCTATGAGTGCGGCAGACAAGCAGGACTTGGCGAGTGTGGTGCAAAAAGCCACGAGCAACAGCGAGCTTATCACCAGTCTGCAAGCGCAGATAAACACCCTTACAGGAAGCAACGCAAGTGAGGCGATAGAGAACTTCAACGAGGTCATTGCCTTTCTCGCAGGTGTTACGGACGATGAGACACTGACAGCCTTGCTTACTGACTTGAGTGACAAAATATCCGCCAACGCCACGGCGATAAAGGGGCATACCGAAACATTGAACAACAAGGCAATAGCGCGCTTCGACGGCATTGTGAGCGGCGTGGAGTACAAGTTAGTGTCGGCCATTGCGATAGAGGGCGTGTATTACGATGACGTGAACAAACGCTTCGTGGCGAAATACAACGGCGGCTACGCCAACAACTGGAAGACGGACGACAGCGACGCGGACATGTACATGGACACGAACCGCACCGAAATCCTCAAGAACAAGGTGTATCTCTATGGCGATACATTGTATGTGTGGAGCGACACGTCAAGCAACCTTGTCAGTGTAAACACCGAGGAACTTATTGGCGCGGCTGGGGGCGTGGCCCCGCTCGACGGAAACAAGCAAGTGCCTACGGCCAACCTGCCCGTGGACATCTGCAACGTGATTGTGGTTGACTACTGGGATGTGTCCACACAAGACATCAAAGGTGCATACTCTTACAACAGCTCCACTTGTGCATTAGAGAAATATGATGGACTTGGCACATGGGAGGACATAACCCTGCGCAAGGATGTAATCTATATAGACAAGGCCAACAGCGTACCCTACATTTGGGACGGCACTCAGATGACCGCCATCGCCCCGAAAGACACTCCAGCGAGCATATACAACGTGAACGTGGCGTTGAACAAGCCCGACACCTACTATAAGATTGTTGACAACGACACGCAGAGCCAAAGCGCGGCGCACGTGAGCTGGGCGCAGGGCGTGGCCGTGAGCGGCCTTATCCTCTCGTTCAAGATAGGGCAGTCGCTGTGGAAGACCTACCAGTACACAGGCACGGAGGTTACCGAGGCCAAGTGGACGGACGAGACCAACTGGCAGGACTTCGGAAGCCTCGCGGCGGGCAGCGAGACCTACATCATCATAGACAACCTTGTGGGCAGTCCGAGCGTGGGCGAATACTACACCCTCGGAACGGCGGTGACCGCACTGTTGGCCTATGAGAAAGAGAGCGGCGTGACCTACGCGAAGAAAGGCTTAATCATCAGCTACCGCACAGGCGAGAACACGATGGAGACGAAGCAGTTCCAAGGCGAGGTGACCGACATAGGCGAGACAGGGCTTTGGAAGGACTTCGGCGGCGGCTCAAAGGTTGAGACCAAGGACACGCCCGAAGAGGACGGCACGGACGCACTCTCGACAGGTGGAGCGTACACGGCACTGCCCACCGACCTCAAGGTGGACACCGAGGAGGAGGGCGTGGTGAAGATTTCGATGGTGAACGCCAAGGGCGACACCGTGGGCAACGAGCAGCAGTTCAGCGTGGGCACTGGCAGCGGCGAGAGCAGCGGAACTATTGTTACCATCATCCCCGAGACATCGCCCATCTACGGACAGGCGGGCGGCTCAATCATCCTCAAGGCATCCATCCGCAGCGTTACCAAGCAGTCGGGAACGGAACTGACGAACATCATCGAGCGTGTGGAGCTGTACGACAGAGACACAAACACCTTGCTCGAAACCTACAAGCTCAACCAAGCGTCGAGCGCGGACGCGGATACATACGATTTCGTCTTTGACCTCTCGTCATACTTCACGCAGGCGGGAGCGAGGAAATTCAAGTTCATCGCCTACGACGACAGCGACCACAGCGGAAGCCGAAACCTCAACGCCACAGCGGTGGATGTCACCATTTCGAGCGAGCAGACGCTCAACTACACCTCCTCAACGGCGGTCATCGAGGGCGGAGCTTCCAAGACCTTGCCCATGTACCGCTTCAAGAACAACGCGAGCGACAAGGGCATACTCTGCACGACGGAAATCTATCTCAACGGGAAATGGCAGACATTGGGCGAGGCGACCATCAATGACACTTACAGCCACTCAATAAGCGTCAACCCCAACAACTGCCTCGGCACAGTGCTGAAACATGGCGCGTACCCCCTGCGCATTCACGGCGTGGACGTGGCATCGGGAGTGGTCGGGAACTACCTGCACACAGCAATCATAGTGGTGGAACAGGACAACACGACCCCGATTGTCGTCACCCGTTGGCTGTCAGAGAAGGCAAGCGCGGAGGTGAAGCAGTACGAGACAATCTCCATAGACTTCGCAGCATACAATCCGAGCGGCCAAAGCATAGAGGTGGAGATTATCGAGGTGTGCGGCGGAAAATCAACAGTGAAGCAGACGACCACCGCCTACCGCACAAGCACCTACACCTACACGCAGCGAGTGCAGGGCTACGCCATTGACAGCAGCGTGACCACGGCGTTTGTGGCGAAAGCAGGCAGCGGCACGTCGCAGACGGCGGAGTTCAAGGTGTCGGGAACACTCCTCGATATTGAGAGCGTGACGGCGCAGCTGATGGTTGACATAGACCTCTCTACCCGCAGCAACAGCGACACCGACAAGAGCATAACGAGCAACGGCTACACACTGGCTGTTGAGGGAGCGAACTACACGACCAACGGCTTTGTCAAGGATAGTTACGGCACGGCGGAGTACGGCACGGAAGCCGACACGGGCATCATGGCGTTGCGCATAGCGGAGAACGTGAAGGCTTCGCTGGATTATATGCCTTTCAATGTGGCTGCTATTGAGACCAACGGAATGGCCGTGCAGATGCGCATCCGCACCCGCCACGTGGCCGATGACGACGCTCGGCTTGTCAGCTGCATATCGGACGGCTTCGGCTTCTACGTGACGGGCAAGAACGTGGTGTTCACCTTTGACAACGCCGCTACCGTGGCGCACACCATCACGGCGGCTTTGAAAGACGACACCATCACCGATGTTGCCATTGTCATTGAGCCGTCAAGCCAAGCCCCATACAGCGGCATCGGCGTGGCGAAGATGTACTTCGACGGCGAGCTTATCGGGGCTTGCTACTATGACAGCGGAACAATCGGCAAACACGCAACGCCCATCACCTTTGACGGAACGTATGGCGACCTCTATCTGTACAATATCCGTGCGTGGGAAACATACTATTCATTCGAGCAGGCTTTCAACAACTACCTGCTGAAACTCGCAGATACGGACAGTATGATTACCGAGTATAACTACAACCAAGTAATGGCTTCGCAGACAGCGGAGGGCAACACCAAGAACCGCCCACAGGCTGCATCGCTCTATGCGCTGGGCATCCCGTACTTCGTTGTCTGCAAGAGCCCGGACACGGCGGACACGACCGACAACTACCCCGACTATCTTGAGACGCTGGACGGCGACAAGAAGACGAAGAGGTATTACGACATCTACGCATACTTCCCCGACCGTCCGTGGCAGGACTTCAAGGCCGAGAACGTGCCGACCACCAACCAAGGCACGACCTCATCCAAGCGACCCATCAAGAACATAAAGATGAAGTTCAAGGGCTGCACGATAACCCTGCTGCATGACGCGAGCGAGTTCAGCGGCGAGGAGTTGGAGAAATACAACGAGTGCGCCGCCAACGCCGCCAAGAGCCGTGTGCAGCCCACCGACCACTCCCTGCCCACCAACATCATCACCGTGAAGGTGGACTACTCAGAGAGCGGCGGCGCGAACAACGGCGCATCGACGCAGCTCTACAACGAGCTTCAGCGGGCGTTGGGCGGCGACTACATGACCCCTGCGCAGAACGCATACACGGGCAAGTATGAGCTGAACACGAGCATAGACAGCGTACCCTGCGCCTTCTTCCGCACTGACCCTAATTCGCCCGATGCTACCTCTCCGAGCTACGGCTACTTCCACGCCAAAGGCAATTGGAACGATGACAAGGGTGATGCGGCGGTGTTCGGCTTCGAGGATGTGGCTGGCTACAATGCCGACTGCCTTAACTACGGCGACTTCATAGAACTCATCGCGGCGAGAGACCAAAGCCTTGACGATTACGACGCGGGCATTGACAAGACGGCGTGGGACACGGCGCAGGTGTATGTGCTTTCGGAGTTCTGTGGTCCGAACCACAAGGTGTTCCGTTACCAAGACGAAGCGTGGACGGAGACCACAGGCACGATGACCTACACCAACGGGCAGTGGCGCATCACAGGCGACGTGGTGAACCCCGTGGAGAACTACGAGCTGCTTGCCTATAACGCCATGGACTGGTTCCAGGGCGTGAACAGCCTTGATGACATGCTCGCCCCGAAGAGCGACAGCGACAGCACCCCCTGCTGGCTGACCTACTTCGAGAGCCGATACCCCGATGACGATGACTTGAACGCGGCATACGAGGACGGCAGGAAAGTGCCTTACCAGCTCTTCAAGTGGTTGGAGTGGTGTCAGCAGTGCAACCAGAACCTCACGGAGGACGACGGCGACATCACGCTTGACGGAAAGACCGTCAGCGGCACGGCGGCGAACCGCCTGTTGAAGTTCAAACATGAGCTTCACAACGTGGCCAACGTGCATTCGATGATTTGCTACCATGTGTTCACCGACTACATAGCAGCCGTTGACCAGCGGAGCAAGAACATGATGGTGGGCTTCTACCTTGACACGGACGGAGAGACGAGGATGTACCTCAACCACCTCTACGACGGCGACACCATTCTCGGCTCTGACAACGACTGCGGCCTTACGATACCCGCCAAGCTCGACCCGAACAACGACCCCAACGGCTACTATCAAGGCCACGACAGCGTACTGTTCACGCAGCTTGCCAACAGCGACTATGTATGGCTGAAAGACTACACTGCCGACAGCGACACGGCGGACACGACAAAGACAACGACCGTGGCGGCTATTGCGGCGACGATGCGCACGGTGCAGATAAGTTCGGGCTTGCGTCCGTTCTCGCCGCAGGGCATCGAGAAGTATTGGATAACCGACCGCTTGCAGAAATGGCCGAAGCTCGTGTCGAGCTATGACGGCACGCGCAAGTACATAGAGAACTCGAAATCGACCGCCAACTACTTCTACGCCCTGCACGGATTGAGCATACAGCGTTTGCAGGATTACGTAGAGACCCGCTTCCTCTACCGTGACGGCTTCTACCAGTGCGGCGACGTCTTTTCCTCCATGGCAGGGATGCGCTGCACAGGCACGGACATGAGCGTCACCGTGAAGGCGGCGAAGGACGGCTACTTCGGAATAGGCGTTGACCGCGCCAACGAGGCGAGGGAGAGCGTCTATCTGAAAGAGGGCGAGACGGCGACGCTGCACAGCGGCAACACCAACACTGGCAGCGGCGTGATGCTCTATATCTTCGGAGCGGAGAACATCGCCGAGCTTGACCTCACCAACGCCACGCCCAAGCAGAGCGGCTGGGACATATCCGCCATGACGCTGCTCAAAAAGCTCATCCTTGGCGGCGAGAGTTACACCCCCGCCACGAGCAGGGGCGAGGAGCTGTCATCTCTCAGCCTCGGACAGATGCCGTTCCTTGAGGAGATAGACGTGCGGAACTTCCCGCTGAAGAGCATAGACGCGAGCTATTGCCCACGATTGGTCACGGTAAAGGCTGCTGGCTCTACCTTGCAGACATTCACACCCGCCGAGACAGCACCGCTTGAAACCCTGCAACTGCCAAGCACGATGACAAACGCCAACTTCGTAAACCTGCCCAAGCTGACCTATCCCGGCGGCTTGACCTTTGAAAGCCTCGCAAGCGTCACGCGCATATTCCTAAGCGGTTGCCCCAACATATACGCGGAGCAGCTTCTTGGCGACATCGTGGACGCGGGAGCGGCGGTTAGGTATGTACGAGTGGCGGATGTGAATATGACATCAAGTTACAAAATGCTGCAAGCCATCATTGACGGCAGTGCGGTGGGACTTGACGAGAGCGGCACGGCCATAGAGGAGACAAATCAGTGCAGCGGCATTACAGGACGGTGGATATTGCGAGAACTTGTTTCGGACAGCAAACTTGCGGAACTGCAAAAGTATTTCCCCGAACTGACCATCTACAACTCACAGTTCTCTTGTGTGGGTTTTGACGACACGGCAGATGACACCGCCAACGTTACCAACTACGACAACGAGACAGGCTACGAGTATGGCACGGCATTCGAGGAGAGCGGCCACTGGGCGAAGATAAAGGCGAACTGCCATATATATAAATGTATGTATGACAGCGTGAACAAGAAACTGAAACTCACGAGGGTGAGCGACAGCGCATATACCAAGTTGGGGGACGGTACGGAGTTTGACCCGACCGACACGACAGGCGAGGGCTTTGACTTGATGAAGCTGTTGTGCCACTACTGGTACAAGGGAGTGAATGACTACAAGAACCAAAAGAAGTACCTCTTTGGCAGTTACCAGACAGCCGAGCCGCTGACCACACGCAGCAAGATAACGCGCAAGACACTCTCTGCAATCAAGGTCAAGTCGCTGTCGGCACTCTTCACGGAGAACATAACCATAGGCGACACCTATACGGAAAGCCTGTTGAGCGACAACCCGAACATGAATGTGTATGCCATCGATGTGGAGGGCATGAAACAGGTGCGTTGGCCAGGCGTGAACAACACCAGCCTGTGCGCCGTGTTCGTTGACGCTGACGGCAAGATACTCTCCACGTTCACGATGGCCGTAAGCCACTCACTGTTTGACTTCGTTCTTGGCGAGTATGTCTTCACCGATGTTCCGAGCGGAGCGGCAAAACTGTACTTCACCTCACCGACAGGCTTTGACGATGAAGAAGCCATCGCCGTTGACAGCGGCGAGATAGAAGCCATTGAACCCGACTGGGTGGAGCAGAAGCAGAGCGACGACAACAGCACGCTCATCGGCGTGTACGGATTGAGCGTTGACACGCTCATGCGGGCGAGGAGCATCAGCGGAGCGAAGACCAAGTGCGGCACTGGCACATCGACTACCAACGCCGACTGGACATACGACAGCGATGGAAACCTCTCGAACGCCAGCGTGCCGACCTCCACGATGAACTACACGAGCCAAGACTTCATCAACCTATGCAAGATGAGGGGCGAGGGCTTCCAAGCCATAGACTATGAGATGAGCAAGGACATCGCCAACCTGTATATTGCGACCGAGGGCGAGCGTGACGAGCAGTCGCTCGTGGGCTACGGATGCGGAGCGCAGTACACCAGCGGCGGCTTTGACAGCATAGGCAACGCCAACAGTGTGCGCGGCAGCTCGAACAACGGCAACAAGATACTCGGACTTGAGAATTTCGTGGCCTGCAACTACGAGTGGATGGACAACGTGGCCGTGAACATCAGCACATGGGCGGCTTGGGTGAAAGTGAAGCGTGTCGCTTCGAGCGATTTCCCGATAGACCAGAAATGGCACATCTATGACCCAAAGAGCAAGACGGAGCGCACGGTGCAAGGCATCAACGCATCGGGCTACTGCATTGCGAGGGTGAAGTTCGGACGCTACGCAGACACCATCGCCTCACGCCTGTCAAGCGACAACAGCAAGTGGAACAAGAACTATGGCGATGTGTTCTACTACATCAATGACCGTGGTCGTGTCGTCGGTCGTGCTAATCACAATGCGAATGCGAACGGCGGTCTCGTCTATGCGGTGGCGAACTTCGTTTCTTCGTTCTCGGACGCGCACTGCGGTTCGCGCCTTGCCTTCAGGGGCGCAATCGAAATCGTAGAAGCGTAAAGCGAAAAAGCGTAAGAGGGAGAGCCCGCAAGGCTGCTCCCTCTCCTCTTTCTCGCCTTTGGCGAGTCGATAGTAAGATTTTTAATAAAAAGCACAGGACTTTTGTACCATATAAGGAACTTTTTGTACCTTTGCATCTACAAACGTGAACGATGGAATTAGAACATAAGTTTAAGGTCATAATGTCAAGTGAAGCTGACGCTTTTCTTGATACCCTGCATGAGAATGTGAGAAATAAAATCATCTATAATGCAGATAAGATTGCCAACGGTCATTTGGACAAGGAACTGTTCAAGAAATTGGAGAACACTGACATTTGGGAGTTTCGTACCCTGTATGCAGGTATTCAGTACCGTTTGTTGGCATTTTGGGACACCACGGCAGAAGCATTGGTAATTGCCACGCATGGGTTCATAAAAAAGACACAGAAGACACCACGCAAGGAGATAGCCAAGGCTGAAGCAATTAGAAGAGCATATTTTGAAACTAAAAGAAAATAATGGTATGGAAGCGTTGAAGTTTTACACACTTGATGAAATCAAGGACAAGCACATTGGCAAAATAGGCACTCCGAAACGAGACCAGTATGAAGCCGAGTTGCAGTCGTTTCTTGTAGGCGAAACCATAAAAAAAGCCCGCAAGGCACAGAATATGACGCAGGAAGACCTTGCACGGCGTATAGGCGTGCAACGGGCGCAAGTGTCGAAGATAGAGAGCGGCAGAAACTTGACGCTCTCGACAATAGCCCGTGTGTTTGGCGCAATGGGCATGAAGCCATCACTGACAGTTCCAGGCATAGGGAGCATAGCACTCTGAAAAAGAGTGTAACAGGTAGAGAACTCCAAGGGTCGTGTCGTCGGTCGTGCTAACAACAATGCGAATGCGAACAACGTTTCTTCGAACTCGAACACGAACTACGGTTCGCGCCTTGAAATCATGGTTTGAAAGTCTCTTTTAGAGTAATCACATAATCGCCCCTATGCACCCCGCCACGAGTTGGCGGACAGCAAGAGCGAGGAGTTTGAGCCTCGGCAACCCTCTCCGCAAGGAAGAAAGCCGGAAAACAAAGGAAGCCCTGAAGGCATTGTCAATGACAACAGCAAACAACCAAAGGATAGACTACAGCCTTATACCGCAAGACTGCACTGATTTTTATGCGGCATTGAGAAAGGCTGGTTTCCCGATAAACAACCTAATACCCGAAATCGTTTCCGACAGCAATATGTCGGAAAGTTTTGATTATGTCATTTCCCACCTTGAGCACAACGACCAACGCAGGAAATACCGCCCCAAGAAAGACCAATACATCAAAAGCCTAAAAGAGCAAATCGCTGGCGGCACATTCAAAATAACGCAGAATGACGTGCGTGAAATGATTGTCGATGACGGGCCGAAAGTGAGAGTGGTGCAAGCTCCAAGAGTGTATTTCCGCGTGGGGTGTCATGCAGTCATGGTGATTGTTGAGAAATACGTCAACCCGACACTGATAGAGAACACAGCGGCGAGCATAAAAGGAAGAGGGATGCACTGGTTGTTCCACCGCATAGAGGAAGATTACGGCAATGTTCCATACGATATGCAGTACTTCTACAAGAACGACGTGGAGCATTACTATGACAACATCAGCCAGCCACTTATGATGCGAGAGATACGGCATTATGTGTCAGACCCTGTGCTATTGCCCATACTGGACTGCTTCATCACCATATTGCCGACAGGATTGTCAAAAGGGTTGCGTTCAAGCCAATGCTTCGCAAACCTTTTCCTTTCGCCAATTGACCACATCATGTGCGCCTATGCGAGCAAGTACACTCTTAAAACCACAACGGCAGACGGAGAAACCACGGAAGTCACCCGCTATCTTTATGAGCGTTACATGGATGATACCTGCATTTGGGGAGCGGACAAGAAGAGACTTTGGCTTTTGCGTGACCTGCATCAGCAGGAAATGCGGAAGATAGGATTGAGGATTAAGCCAAGCGAGGCTGTCCGTCCGATTACTGACGGTTGCGACTATTTGGGTTTTATCTTTTACGGTACACATTCACGAATACGCAAGCGCACGAAACAGAAAGCCGCGAGGAAACTCGCCAAGTTGAAATCACGCAAAAGGCGGCAGGAAATCATCGGCTCTTTCAAAGGCATGGCTTGTCATGCAGACTGCAAGCATCTATACTATAAATTAACACATCAGACAATGAAGAAATTTGGCGAGATGGGCATAACGTACACACCCGCCGACGGAAAGAAACGCTTTCCCGGCAAAGCTGTGCGGTTGGGAGTGGTCGTGAACAGAGAGATTGAGGTACACGACTACGAAAAGGACGTAACGACAAAACAGGGCGATGGCAGGTATCTTGTATCATTCCGCGACCCCAAGACAGGCGAGTGGGCGAAATTCTTCACCGCAAGCGAGGAGATGAAGCAGATACTCGACAAGGTGAGCGATGTGGAGGACGGTTTTCCGTTCCTCACCACCATCGGCAGCGAGGTGTTTGACGGCAACAAGGTGAAATACAGGTTCACTTGAAAAGCTCCGCAGTAAACAGATAAAAATCCTATCGTGCGTCAGACTGTTACCTTTGCAACAAAAAGCCACGATATGGATAAAATATACGGAGCAAGCGCACGGCAGGACAGTTTGGAACGGACTGGACGGCGCAAATGGTGTCTGATATACGGTTTCGGAAAAGACAACGCCACCGATGAGAGCGGCTGGAACTATCGCAAGATGTACGACCACAAGCCGACCATTGACGAATTGAAAGCCGACATCATAGGACAGATAAACACCGACACGGACGCAAAAATACAGAACGGTTTCGTGTGGGAGGATGTGAGAGTGTGGCTATCAACAGAGAACCAGTTCAACTATAAAGCAGCTTACGACCTTGCGGTGCAGACGAATGGAGCGACCTTGCCTGTGACGTTCAAGTTCGGAACGGATGAAGAACCCACATACCATGAGTTTAACACCGTGGAGGAACTTGCCGATTTCTACACCAAAGCGATGGCCTATATCCAACAGACCTTGAAAGACGGTTGGGAAGAGAAAGACAACATAGACTGGACGCTATTCGCAGTGTGATATGAGCAACGGTTGCGGATGCGAGAAAGGGCTGTTGAGGTTCGTCAAGCCACCCCTTGCAAAGTATTTCTATGCCGCCTGTTGTATGCACGATGACGATTACGACAGAGGAGGCAAGGCTTGCCAGCGGAAGCAAGCAGACAAAAGGCTGTTCTTTAATATGCTGCATATTATACGGCAACGAGAAACAAGCCCTGTCATCACATCGCTTTATGTGAATGTCGCCTTGTTATACTATGTCTGCGTCCGATTGTTCGGGCGGTTCTATTTCCGCTATGATGAGTAAGTAGCACAAAGAGTAATCCCGATATATTTTCAAAGCGCACAAGGAGAGAAAAAGACCTTGTGCGCTTTTTCGTCGCTCCGAATAAACGGATAAAAGTAGAGGGAGGAGAAACCGCCATACCTTTGCATAATTCATAAAACGAGCGATAAAAATGGCAGATTTCTCAACACTAAAATCCTTAATCGTGAGCCTGCTGGCTGGGCTTGCGGCGTACTTGCACCCATTGCAGGGAGATATGTACAGCCTTATCAGTGTGTTTGTGCTGAATTTCCTGTTCGGTCTGTTGGCAGGACTGTTGGCGAACAGTGAGTGCTTCCAGTTCCGCAAGGCATGGAAATGTATCAGCGAGGCGGCTGTTTTCTTTGTCATGGTGTGCGCCATATACTTCATAGGCGAACACAAAGGCAATCCCGAAGGAGCGTTGCAGTGCGTCAGTTTCGTGACATATTCCATCATCTACTTCTACACGGTGAACATCCTGCGCAACTTGAAGCTGCTCTTGCCCAACGGCAGCGTGGGGTACAAGGTAGTGGCGTGGCTTCACTGGGTGGTGAGCGTGGAGTTCGTGAAAAACATTCCGTATCTGAAAGAATACCTAAACATGGCGACTGATGAGAAAGATAAATGAGATAATAGTGCATTGCTCCGCCACACGCGAGGGCAAGAGCTTCAAGGCGGCGGACATAGACCGTTGGCACAAGGAACGTGGTTTCGGCGCAACGTATGGAGGCAAGAAATACCATATTGGCTACCACTACGTGATAGACCTTGACGGCACGGTGGAAGTGGGGCGACCCGAAGCACTGACAGGAGCGCACTGCAAGGGACACAACGCCCACAGCATAGGGGTGTGCTACATCGGAGGACTTGACGCAGACGGAAAGACTGCAAAGGACACTCGAACATCGGCGCAGAAATCGGCGTTGGCAGCTCTCTTGAAGCGGTTGAGAAGCGAATACCCCACGGCAAGCATACACGGACACAGGGACTTTGCCGCCAAAGCCTGCCCCTCGTTTGACGCAACCGAAGAATACAAAGATATATGAAGAAAGCCGCAATCATAACATTGTCGGTGCTGCTCGGCATATCCGTACTGCTCAACATACACCAGTACGCACGAGACAGGGAGTATAGGCAACAGACAACGGACACTACGACCTACATTGACACAATAGCCTACTACAAGCCAGTAGTGAGAGACAGCCTCGTTGTGCGGTATGTGACGGCACACTTGCCGTTAAGCCAATCCGACACGTTGCAACATCCGTCAGAATTTATCTATGACAGCGTGAACGTTGTGGTTCCGATAGAGCAAAAGGAATACAGCGACAGCACATTTCACGCATGGGTGAGCGGTTACGGGCCACAACTTGACAGTATAAAAGTGTACAGGCAAACGCAAGTTGTTACCAACACAATCAAGGAGAAAAGCGAGCGTTGGAGCATAGGACTGACAACAGGCTACGGCATTGGCAAAAATGGTCTTACCCCATACATCGGCATTGGGATAGCCTACAGGCTGTTCAGTTTTGGTAAGTAAATAGATAAAAAGCGAGAGAACCATATCATTATTACATTTGCACCATGACAACAATCAAATTGCAAGTCAGCAAGGCCGATGTGTATAACGAGGTGGCAAAGACCACGGGCTACACAGGAGCGAAGATGACAGACGACGATAGCGCATACGACCGCATATCCACGACAGATGAGGACGAGGAAATGCTTGGCCGCTTCTGGAACGAGAGCCGTGCGGAGGTGGCGCAGCGTCTGGTCAGCCTAATACTCTCGGAGGGAGTGAACGACAGCGGCGTGTATGAGCTGACGCTTGGCTTGTCGTCCTCATTCGATGAAGCGTTGCAGCCGAGCATGGAACTGAGCCTGTTCAGCTACTTTGTGCAGTCGATAACAGCCCAGTGGTATGTGTTCACGAACAAAGGAGAGGCCACGGGATGCGCAGCCCGTGCCACCGCCATGTTGGAGGACGTGAGGGAAAAGGCCTACTACAAGAAGAAACCGACACGCCCGACATACAGCACACCACTGAAGCCGAGAGACGACTTTCAACTAATTGACGACGACATACAACAAAAAGCATAAGAGACTATGGCAGAGAACAAGAAAACCATCACCGTGACATTGGAGGTGAAAGAGATTGTGTTCGACGTGATGAACAAGACGCACCTCACAGGCATGAGCCGCAAGGCAGAAACAACAAAGAACTATGAGAGTGCCGCCTATATGCAAGCGAGCGAGGACATTGAAAGTTCCTATCAGATACGCAGGAGCGTGAACGACGCCTTTACGGAGTTGAAAGTGGAGCTTGGCGAGTATCTGAAAGAGGACGGCAGCACATCGAACAACCTCATCAAGAGCGAGGTTGACAATGACGGTCAGCTGGAACTCGCTTTCCTGCTTCCGAGCAACTTCAACAACTCCGCTTGCGACAGTCTTGGAGGCGGTCTGCACGAATACATTGTTGACAAGGCCATCTTTGACTGGTTCGTGATTACCAACAAAGAAGACGCGGCCACCTACAAGGAGTTGGCGGACGCTGCCCTTGATCGCACGAGGAAAGCACTCTACAAGCGTGAGCGTCCGACACGCCCGACCTACAATTAAAAAAAGCAAGAAAGTTATGGGATGTTGCCGTAACAATAAAGTCCTACAGACGAAATACGTGGAACTAACATTCCTGCGTAGTGAGTTGCTGTATGACATCAAGAACATTGCGTACGTTGAGGGCGATTTGATACCCTCTGACGGTGAGCATAACCGACACCAGACTATGGACGTTGGCGAGGACGGCAACATTGACATCGTAACCCGCAAGCTGAACCTCGCCTACACTGAATGTTTGGACGCGCTCTATCCATACACGAACAAAGCCGTGGAATGCGGCACTACGAAAGACGATGTGCTGCAAGAGCCGTTTGACTATGTGATAGCGATGCAGGTGCCGGAGGATTTCTCACAGACCACCGTAGAGTATATGGAGAATTTGATACACGACTACTTGGTGACCCGTGTGTTGATAGACTGGCTCGGCATAACGCACCCCGACAGGAAAACGCACTGGCTGGAGCTGTTGCAGGGCATCGAGGAGAAGCTGGAAGAGTGCAAGAACAGGCGCATAAAGAGAGTGCGCAGGACACTCACACCGTGGTAACTGACATAGGAAACATATTTGGAAGAAGCATTGTAGTAGTTATTAGGTTTAAGATTTTTTCATGTGACGAAAGAAGCGGCAGTCGTGATGATTGCCGCTTCTTGTTTGTCATCGTGTCCTGTTGGTCAGTCGTGGCGTATATTGCACGGTGCATCCCGACAGGTTCTCATCGTCTGCGAGGTCGCAGAGCAAGGCCAGTCGGAAATACTTGTAAGGCGAGCCGCTGAAGCCACGCATATAATGGTCGGTTGACGACCACACAACAAACCAGTTCATAAGGTCGTTGGACGCATAGAGGACACCACGCACATGGCCTTTGCGGAAGAAGCCACGCTGGATAACCGTGTTGACCGTCTTATGCACATCCGGCACATCAAGTTTCATCGGCCTTGTCACGAGTATGCCCTTGTAGTCGCTATCCGCATCTACGGAGAAGTTCACGAGAGTGCCATCGGCAAGTACAGCAAGCGCATCGGGATAGGAGTTCACGTTGTCGGCCACCGTGGACTGCATCATGCCCCACTGTTTCGACTTGAGCGAATAGATGTAAGCATAAGTGCAGGAGGGGTTATAGACAATGATACGCTGGTGGGCGTAGTCGTAAATCATGCGGCAGTTCTTGATGAAATCGCCGAAAGGCAGCAACGAGAAGTCATCGACCGTGAAACCCGACAATGCCGCCACCTGCTTCATCTTTGGAAGCGAAGCCACGGAAAGGAGGTTATCACCGTTAAGAATATCAGACAGACACGTTGTCTGTGAACCCTCAATGAGCATTATGCCACGGTCGGTAGCGAACAGCACGGCTGTGTCAATCTGTGTGAGGGAAGCCGCATTGATGCAGACATCGCGTGTGATGGGTTGCTTGGCGGAGTAAGTGCCAGTAGTGGAAACCTCCAACGCCCACACGCCCTCATCGGTGAAAGCGTAGAGAGGGAACTGTCCGAACTGTCCTTGCGAGAGAGCCTTGACGGCGGAGCAAATGCCGATGATGTTTCCTGTACCCACGGTGTTGATGCCCGACAAGGGGAAGTAGAAAGGGTTGTTCACCTCGGAAGTGTAGATTTTGTTTGGAACGCTGACAATGCCTGTGCGGTCTGTTACAGTCGGCAATGTCGCCGTGCTTGTTGGCCGTCCTGTCTCATAACCGAGGAAGGCATAAGCCCCGTTTAGGAATTCATGTGTTTTGAGGTCAATCACGAACAAGTCAAACCAATCCCTTATAACCATCTTGTAAGCATTAGGATTAGGATAGAACACCCACGCACCCCACGATGTCGGCGAATAGCCACTCTTTGTGGTTGTTGAAATCAGATTTCCGCTACTGTTATATTTCTTCTCTGTTATCGTTCCTGTGGTATCGTCGTATAAGATCTGTGTATAACGGCCATCACTAAGGTAAACTATTCTAGTATAAGTTAATAGAAAGAGGCTGCGCATCGGTAGAAGTTCTTCTGGGGATGCCAACACGCTATATACATTTCCATTCTCTTTGATATATACAGTAATTGATAGTTTATACGTAGGACTACCACACTCAATGGTCACCTTTTTTGTGTCTTTGTCAATATTGAAAGAATGAAAGCACTCGCAATAAGCGAACAACGCTTGCGGAATAAACCCCGCATACAGACTGCGCTTCACGCCCGAAAGATTAAGGCGGCTGTTGAAAGCATAAGAGTAGGAAGCTGACAATTTGTCGTGGGATAAGTAATCATCATCCAATGTCTCACGGTTGACGAGACTTTGAAGATAGTCCTCCTCCACCTCTATCTTTGTCCGTTTTGATTTAGCTGCTATAACCTCATCAAGGTCAAGCGAACAGAGTTTATAGAAATTGGCGTTGCTCTCAATAGTGTCTTCGTTCTTGTTCTCCGAAAACTCCGGCAAGTGCAGTGTTGTGGATGGATATGTGCGGTCGGAAGAGAAATACAGGCAATATATTTTGTCGTAAGACCATTCCATGTATTTTTCAAGGAAGTCATACCCTCCATCGTCGTCAGCCGCAATAGGAGCAAGTATCCTGTCCTCCGTTACTGATGTTGGAAAAGTCGTGTCTTCACTATCCGTGTCTTTGTCACCATTGTACAACCTGCCAATGAATTTTGAATTCAAATTGTCGCTATCATAAAACCCTGTACATTCGCCCGATTGGTCGTAAGTGTAGATTGGCTTGGATATATATATGTCTATGGCGGATATGATGTCCTCCCAATCATCAAGGTCTGAACTGTCCCCATAAGTCATAAGTCGATAATCAATATCAGCGGCGACAAGCATAATATCCAAGTCAGCATCAGTGTAGCCATCCTTGCCAGTCGCACGTTTCCAAATGACGACAGGGGCGGGAGAAGTGGAGGGGTTCATCAGTATAGGCGCACTTTGGCAAGTGTGGGAGCCATCGTACAGGCGGAAAGCCCACCGTATAAAGAAAGGGAAACAAAAACGGCCTTTGTTCACAGTCTGCTCTGCGATAAACTTGTTTAGCTTCGCCATGACCTGTGAAGTGATTTTCGATTTGTTCTCGTCCGTAAAAGTGTTGTTAAAATCATTCTTGCCTATCTTATTGAATGAGATAGAGAACGTACCACGCTTTGAAGAACTGCCGTCCTCGGTAATCTGACTATACAACTTGGGATGACCGACCAATCCGAAAGAGATTGCTATGTCGGGTAAGTGAGTGCCGAGGTAAGCGTAACCATCGGTCTTATTCTTCCAAAGGAAATAATGGATAGCCCCTGCCACATAGTCATTCCCGTCAACGAAAACAAGCAAAGTGTTACCCACAGCATTTACATGGGAGAGGTTGGTAAAAGTTGAGCTGCTCAAACTGGTTGTTGTTGATGACGTAGGAGTTCCGTCATCAGACACATCAACCCATGAGAACTTGTAGGTGGAGCTGTCATAAATGATATAATGAGTGAAAGCCGATGTCTTGTGAATATATACAATGCGTTGGTTGGCGGCAAGCGTCATCAGCGTTGTAGGCGGCTGCACGGGTTTGAGCGAGCCATCCTCCGGCACGAGGTTAAGAACCGCCGCAAGGTCGCCATCGCCACATTCGTAGTCGGACGGAACTGTTGTGAGGCCGTTATATTTTACTTCCTTGTTCATTTTCTGCTAAATTTATTTCAATAAGAGGTATTACAATTCCGTAGATGTCGTTATGTAAAGGCTTTCCGAGCTGTGGCGAGACTATTTCCTTTGCTTCGTAAATGGCCAACAAAGCGCGGCAAAGTCTCACAGACCACGCACGGAAATTGCGCGTATGGCGTTTTGTGGCATGGACTGTGGCTTCAAAGCCGAAGCTGGTGTCGGGGCAGAACCGACGGCGGACGTACAGGAAATACTCACTGCCCTGCTGTCCGATGTCGATGCTGTCGCCATCGTGCAGTTCAAGTTGCTTGGCGACACGGCTCGTGATGTCAATGCGCCCACCAGCGTAAAACGTGATGTCAGGTCGTCGGCAGTTACCAATTATGCTTCTCATGCGGTCGGTGTATTACATAGTAAGTCATATTTCCAGTTTGCCCAATGCTTATGCGCAGCTTCACACGAATGCCATGCTTTATGCCATAATCATAAAAGATACGGTTGACGGTAGGCACAAGACACTCGAAGCCGACACAACGGTATTTGGCGTTATACTGTATGTCGGCGAGTTGTGTAGGTTGGTCGATGTCGGGATTTAGCGTGAAAGCGTAATGACCAGACACCCGAAACACGAAAACTTTTGCAGCGTCCAACTTCATAACCCCCATTCGCTTGAACAGGAAGCGAGAGAGGGTTATGGAGTTGTCGTTTGCGTCAGCCACAATGTAGCAGCCGATGGAGCGCAGACGGTTTATCAACTTCTTTATCATGCAGCGAATTTAGCATTTAATGTCGGTAGTGGCATTTTATCCGTTAATACTCTATGCGTGAACGGAACGAAACCGTTTCGATGAACATATAAGAGAGTGTCGTTTGCAGTCTGCGGCAGTGTTCCGCTGCCTCTTCTTTGGAATGGAAGATGAAACAAGCGATTTCGCATTTCTCCGTGCCACGAGTATTGATGATGTTGGCATAATACTTGTGGCCGAAGATGTGTTCGATGATTGCGTTAAGTACGGTCTTGTTCATTTAGTATGCTCCTTTTTCTCTGCTGTGTGGATGCGTTTCTCAATGATGTCGGCGTAACCATTCATCATGCCAAGCTGTGTTTGCAACAGATTACGGTCGTCATAACCGAGGAAGCCGAACTTCTCTGTGCCAATGAACGCTTCGAGTTTGCCTATGCGTTCTTTCAGCTCATCATGCTCAATATGCAGACGGTCGAGGAATGTCTCACAAGGACGGTAAGCCTCATCAAAAGCCGCTTTGGGAGACCAACTCTCGTAACCGTCTTTGTAGCGCACATGATACCCCTCCGCATCATCGGGCATAGACAGTGGATGGTTGGCGTATGGGTCGCGCCCTGTTTGTTCTTTGTAGATGCCGAGTGTCATAGGCTCAGCCTCAATGATTTTTTTGCCTTGATACTTTTTCATAATGTGGCGTAAAATGTTTAAGTGAATAAATCACCCTGCTTAGGCGTGTTGTCGTCAATATGTTTCATGCCGCGCCCGATGTAGCCATCCACCTCCTGTTCAAGTTGACGGCTACTGATGAGCGCACCATGATTGCGAGTTCTGAAATAGTCTTTCTGTGCGTCACGCATCTTGGCAACCAACAGAAAGAAATTCATTGCGCTTTCCTTGCTCATGGCTCTTGGTCGTTTTCGTGTTCATTTGCGCCGCAGACTATCGCCACACCTATCAGCCCCACGATAGAGGAGAATACGAACACAATGCCGAGGATTTCAAGAATATTCATACCCGTTCCTCCTGCTGTGCGTCCTTACTGACTTTGAAAACAAAGTCAGCCCAAATGTCACCGAATTGTTTTCCTGCGTATTCCGCCAGTTCTCGTGTTCTGAAGACAAGGCGCGAACCGTAGTACGCGCTCGAGAGCGAAGAAACGTTGCTCGCATTCGCATAGACGAGACCGCCGCTCGCACTCGCATTGTAGCTAGCACGACCGACGACACGACCCTTTTCCTCTTCGGTCATTGCGTCAATCTCTTCCTGTGTATATAGATAGAACCATGGATACCAGCGTCTCTCATCTTTCGTGAACTGCGGTTGCCAACCCTCATTGAGAGCGGCACAGATGATACGCAGACGCAGATATGCGAGCAAGTCCGCGCTCGTGTCATCATTCTGCCAGCAGTACTCTTTCACGAGTGGATGGTCTTCGCCGAGTTCGTTATACGCATCCTCAAAGGTCTTGATGCGCTCCATTACATTCTTGGACTTCTTTTTGCTCTCATCGATGAGCGTAAGCACAACGTTCACGCATTCGGCACGTTTGCCTTTGGGAATTTCAATTGTGATTGTTTTTGCCATTGTGTTATTTGTTTTAATGTGAATATTGTTCTATTTGTTGTATCGCTCTGAATATCTCATATGCTACTTGTGGCACCCATGCGTTGCCGTATGCCTTAATGCTTTCCTCTCTCCATTCTCTGAAAGAAACGGTGAGGTTGTCCACATCAAAGGGAAGCCCATCATCTCTTCCACATACAGGGGATTGAGTTGGGAAGTTCCGCCACCAATCAAGTGGGCTATCTGTTCCGCAAGGTTGCTCTTTGCCGCATTCTTCTTTTTGTGCGCTTTCAGAGCATCCATCGTGAAATTCGCCCTCATGCCGTCCGCAGCACCCGGTGTTATCAGAAGTCCCATCTTCGCAGCCAATGCCAGTGTCGGACGTTCCCTTGCGTTTGGGCTTAGGCTCTTGTTCGTCCGTCCACTGCCTTTGTCTATCGCTGTCGGTGTCGGCAGCAGCTCCGTAAGTCCCCGAAGATACCCTTTCTTCATGTCGTGACCGTTTGCGTTGTTGGGGTTGTATCGGTCGCTGGCATTGGGTGTCGGCAGCAGCTCTATCGGATAGAACGCCGTCTTTCCGTTCACGTTCATTTTCAGCCCCTGCGTCATTACGGTGGGCAACAATCCACACCCTGTTTCGTTGGTGGGGCGCACCGACGGCACAAGCCGGAATAACAAACGGCTGGACGGAATATCCTGCACGTTCAAAATCTCCACAGATTTCTCCGAGGGTGAACTGCTGCTCTCTACGAAATATGTGATTTTCCTCGAAGATAGAGCCGTCGCGTCCCAAGTCAACCGCCTCAGAGGGCTGTACCATCGTGACAAGGCCAATAACGTTCTCACCAACGACCCAAGTGGGCTGTATCTCGCATATAGCTCGCAACATTTCCGGCCAGAGATAACGGTCATCATCCGCTCCCTGTCGCTTTCCTGCAAGGCTGAATGGCTGGCAGGGAAATCCGCCTGTGAGAACGTCAATTCGCCCGTGCCATTTGGTGAAGTCTGTCTGTGTGATGTCTGCATAACTTTCTGATTTGGGAAACCAATACTCCAACACTCTCCGAGGGAAGTCCGCAATCTCGCAATGGAAAGCGTTCTGCCACCCCATCCACGAGGCTGCAATCTCCGCCCCTCCTATGCCGCTGAAAAGGCTTGCGTGAATGATTGGTCTCATAGTCCTTGTTTACTCTTCTTGTTTGAATTGCAGTTTGTATTTCGCTGCATAATACTCCTCCGTACCCCACTTGCCGCCACTGAGCGGACGGCGGCTTGTGGTATTGTCATAGAGCAGTGTGTAAGGGTCGGCTGCATCGGCTTTGTATCTGTACTTACGGATTAGATAATGTTTTGCTTTGTAAGCCCTTTTCGTCATGCGGCTAAAGATGAAAGCTGTCTGTTGTGGCTTACCCTCCCATACACGGAACTGGTCAAGGCGGCGTGTGGCTTTCCAACGCTTTGCCTTGCGTTCTTGGTCGATGTTTATACGCCCTTTCATCAGTCGGTCACGAGCTTCAGCCTGTAATTTAGCCTGTGTTTCGGGGTTATGCGTCAAACCCAAATCTTGCGCAATCTTGTTGGCTCGGTTCGGGGTGATGCCAAACTGGCGTTCTATCTCGTGTCCTGCCATCGTCGGGTAATACTTGCGAACAATGCGCTCCCATTCGGGATTGCGTTGCGAGCGGTTGTATAGCATTTCGCCTCCACATTCGCGCACGATGCGGTAAACAACAGCCATTGATACCCCTGCGGCTCGTGCCACATCCGTGCGTGGACGGTCGTTCAAGTGGGCAACGATATAGGCACGTTGCTCGTTTGTCAATGGTACAGTAGCACTCATACGGTTTCCATATTTGATTGTTCGACACATAGCGGTTCTTTGGCATACTCAACATACTTTTGTAGGCGGTTGCAGTAGCGGCCATTGAGCGCATTGTGGGCTTCCACACATTGGTGGCAGATGTCATTTGTTTGCTGTTTCATTGTCCGTGGCTTTTTTGATGTCAGAAAGATATTGGAACACTTTTTTGCCGTAAATATGCGCACAACTCCATTCGAGCTGACAACCCTTGCTCTCGCTCCAGCCAGTGAGAAGATAGATTGCATCGCAACCAAAAAGAGCCTCAATGTCGCTGCCCATATACGCAGCGTAGGTTTTTTTCTTACCTTTGTTCACCTCAAAAGGAGTGATGGCTGTGTGTCCGAGTTTCTCCACACTGGCTTTTGCATGGTTGGCACGAGCCTTGCAGTTGCGGATGTCGTGTCCTGTTATAGGCAGGGAAATGTATATCTTCATGCTTTTTAATTTTTCTGTCCTCTGTATGAGGGGTTGTTAAAGATGATGACCTGCATCATTTCGTTGAAACGGTCGGCGATACGGTCGCCATACTTCGTGCGAATGTCTTTGCCAGTGAGGTTCGTTGTAACGAGCGTAGGCAGTTGTTCGTTGTAGCGCACGGTGAGCAAGTCAATGACTGGTGAAAGCACATTGCCATAGTCAAGCACCTCCGTAGGCTCAAGCCCGAGGTCGTCAATAGCAAGCATCGGCAGGTTGCACACGCGCTTGAAGCTGTCGTAGTTGGAGCGGTTGATGCGTGTTATCTCACGGGCATCGTATGTACTCACACCGATATGGTCGCCGTAGTCGTTTTTGAGGTCGAAGAAATTTATCAGAGCAGCAACAGCTTTCATCAGTGTGCTTTTGCCGTTGCCTGGCAGTCCACACATGAGAAGTCCAAAACGTCCTCCATCTGTAAGCCAATGGGCGGCAGCTTGGATATAACCAGTGAGCGTGGCACACGATTTGAAAGGTTGGTTTCGCAGTTGCACCTCTGCCTGTACAGACGCAAGAAGTGCGTCCATCGTCTGTTCGTAGGTGAGTGGCAGCTTAAAACGTAGTGGTGTAGTCCTTCGGCGAAGTAGCAGTGATTTCATTTGCTCCACGTCGATTTTGCTGTTTTTGCCGATTTGTATCATTGTTCGTTTCCTTTGCTTTGTTTTGTAAATAGTAGCGCAGCCAGTCGAAAGCATGACGACGGAAGTCCGTAAAGTCCGTATGCTTCTTTGTCTTGGCTGTGTTGTCCAATCTGAAGTTAGCAAGTCCCGAAGTAACCTCATCTATTGTAACATTGTAGCGCATGGCGGCTGTCTCAAGAAAGAGTTGGTCTTTCAGCAGTTCAGTGTACCATTGTGCCTCGGTGTCGGTATTGTCTTCTGTAGGCTTCTGAATGTTCGTGGCTGGAACATCGGCTTTTTGTGTGCGGGTATCGTCAATGAGCTTATACACAGGTATGTCGTCAGACAATCGGCATAATTGCCGAATTTTCTTGTATCTTTCTTGTATCCCTTTTGAGGTGAGAACCTTGTGTTCGTAGAACATAGACTTAGAAAATAGCCCCAGTGCCAGACAGCACTTAATCACTTCATTGATATGTGCTTCCTTAAAACCAGTTTGTTCTGATATTATAAATGGCAACTCTTCATCCCACAACATGTAGTACCCGTTTTTGTAGATAAAACAAAGCAGGAGAGTATAGACAGTGACGGCATCGCCCTGTTGGTACTTGATTAGTTTTCTAATTTTGATGTCTTGGAATAAGTCCACATCCATAGGGAAATAGTCAAGACTTGTCTTCTTTATTCTTCCCATGTATAGTCATTGTTCAGAAATCTTTGATGTATTCATCTACAGTTCTCTTGAACTCTTCAAGAGAGCGGATGATGACATATTTACCGCCAGCCTCCTCCACCTTGTGCTGATACTCCTTTTGATGTTCCGTTTGCCGTCCTTTGTCGGATTTCAGTTCCATGGCGAGGAACGGAAAGGACTTGTTAGGCAGCAGGAAGATGAAGTCGGGGAAGCCAGCCCTCATGCCCATCGCCTTGCGCTTAGCACCGTCCCTGTCGTGCTGCATCAGTTTGCCCTCGTTGGGCGAGTGGTGCAACAGCAAGGCGTAATCGGGATATTGACAGTCGAACCAATACTTGCAAGCGATTTGCAGTTTGTCCTCCAAGTAGGCGGGCCGTTTGCGGGCGGGCTTGTTGAGAGCCTTCATTTCATCAATCGTCACGGGCGTTGCCTCCTTTCGCTCCTGTCTTGTCAAACTCCACGATGGTCTTGCCAGTGTCCGTGCTGATGCTCATCTTGCAGCCTTGCGGCACGCTGTCCTCCAAGTTCTTCATGGCCTTGAGCATTGCCGCCGTTGGTTTGGTCTTGCCGTTATCCGTCATAGGCTTACTTTCAACTTTGGGCGTGTTGTACTCGTACACCTCCAAGAGCTTTGTTTCAACCACCGAAATGACCTCGTAGTCTATCATCGTGCCGTGCATGGCAGCGTCGATGTTGGCCTTTGCCTTGTCGATGTTCTCCGCTTGCACGAGATAGATGACGTTGGAGCGTTTCTCCTTGCCCGTTCTCTCATCAAGGGAGATAAACTGCAGCTTGCACTTATACCACTTGTCAGCCTGCGGGCTGTCAGAGAAGTAAATCTCCTTGTAGGCGGCTTTCTTGATGTCGGTTATCTCGAACTTGTTGCCGTATGCCGCCATCTCACCTGTGATGGCCGCCTCGGCATCAGTCCAGTTGATGGCCTCCACCGTGTAACTCTCCATGACGGACTTTTTAAGACCGTCCTCCTGTGTGCGTTCAACCCTTATCTTGGTCTCGAACCACGTAGATGTCTTACTTCTTACCATTGTTCAATGCTTGTTTGAGTTGTTTGCTTGGGACGAACTTCACGGTGTATGTGGCTGGCACGTCTATTGTCTCGCCAGTATTGATGATACGGGCTTTCTTCGCCTTGCGCTGCACCACCTTGAAAGTGCCAAACCCACGGAACACCACCGACTCGCCACGCATGAAAGCGCAGGTGAGCGATGATATTGTGTCGTTGACGGCATGAGTGGCGGCAGACAGTGACAGTCCGGCGTACTCGTTGTTGGTCAGTTCGGTGGCCAAATCGCATCTTGTGTAAATCTTTTTTGTTTCCATTTGTTTGTGATTGTTTTGATTGTTAATGTTCGATGAATTGTTTTACTTCCTCTTCGAGAGCCTTGCGGTCTGTGCCGCGCAAGTAGTTGTTGAGGATGTCTGTGATGGTAAGCTCGTAGAACTTTTCAAAGTCCTGCTCGCTCATCTTGGCGAAGCTGATGGAGCGCAGTTTCACGATGTCTCGCCCTGCGATGTGAACGGTGTCGAAATATCCGAGGTCAATCTTCACGGCTGCGAGCATACTCTCCAAACTGTGAATGTTGGTTGCGCCCTGTATGGTTTCGGGCAGGTTGTCGTATGCGAGAGTGAGCAGGGCGAAGAACTTTTTGTGGAATTTCAAGTTGCGGGGCTGCGACACCGTGCATCTTACATCCGTTCCGATGCGCAACAGCTTCTTCTGCTCCCAGTCCATATCGTCAAGAGGGACAAAGCCCGTTTCAGTCACTCTGCAATAGATTTCCATTGTGCGCTTATTGGTATTTCATTATTTCGTTGTCGCTCATGTTGAAGTAGATAATCATGCCTTTGTCGAACTCACAAGCTATCTTCTTGCCCTCTAACGATGGACGTTTCTCTATCAACCAATCGTAGAACACATTGAGGTCGAACTTAAACACAGGGCTATGTGGGTACTTCATCGTTGCTATGAACTTTTTACCCCCCCCAATGGCAGGGCGCATAAGGTCGAATTTTATTGTTTGCATATCAGTACGGTGTTTTGTTGAAGTCTATTACTATTCCTTTGCTTGCCGCCACCACGTTCTTGCCTGTGGCTACCTTTATGCCGCGCACGAACTCGGCGGCGTTGCTGTTGTCGGAGCTTAAATGCAGCAGGACGATGTTGTTCGTCTTGCTTAGGTCGTTGGCTTGCAAGGTTTCGAGGCACGTCTCATAGCTCATGTGGCTCTTGATGGTGCGGTCGCGCCTTGCGGGGGTTATCAGACCCATGCTCGTGTTGCGGTCGAGGATGTCCTGTCGGTAGTTGCACTCCACCATCCAGTTACTCACGCCGTCAAAGCGGTATTTCAGATAGTAGGTGTCGGTGGCGAACACCGCCACGCCACATTCTTCGTGTTTGAAGAGGAAACCCATCGGCTCTGCCGCATCGTGCTGCACGTCGAAAGGCATTACTTGGAAACTGCCTATCTGCACTTTCATCATCGGGAAAAGTGTGCGCGTCCACGCATAACGTTCCATCTTCTTTGCCTTTGCCGTGCCGTCGCTCATGTAGATACAGGCCATTGTGCCATGGGCAAATCTTACCAACTGCCCTGCATGGTCGCCGTGCTCGTGGCTCACCAGTATGCCAACGATGTGCGACACGTCAAAATTCAATGCCTTTTTCACTTCGCTGAACCTTACACCTGCTTCGATGGCAAGCACCTCCCCGGTCGTTTCCGACTGGAGGAGGTAGCAGTTGCCACTTGACGAAGAGCCTAATACATGGAGTTTCATCTTCTGTCGGGATTGTTCGTCATTGTTTTTGTGGAAAAGAGGTCGTGCGGATATTGGCGGCTTCCTCAGGCTTTAACCCTATTTCCGTGCCTTTCACCTCTTCCCACATGAAGATTAGTATGCAGGCGCAGCGTCTTGGGCTTCGCTTGGCAGTTCAGTTATCTCGCCAGTCTCGGGGTCAACGCCTTGTGGCACGTCGTCCGCTGTGGGCTTGCTCTGTGCCTCGGTTGGCTCTTCATTGTCAAATCGGATAGCCTCCTTGTTGGCGAGTTTCTTCTTTTCCTCCGCCACTTGTGCGGCCACATCCTCATGCACCTCCTCAGCGTCAGCGAACACCATGTCTTGTTGCTCCTCGGTGGTACGCATACCCATGGAGAGTTCGGGAGCGTAGGCGTTAGTCCAGAACGAGGCGGCACGGTACATCAGCATCTGCTTGGGCATTGTGCGCCACTTGCTTCCGTTCTTGGTGTACCAACCCTCATCGATAGCCATGCGCAGACTGATGGGCGAACTTTCAAGCACTTCCGTGTCGCCTTTCTTGGTGGTGTAGGCGATGCACTCGATGTCGCGTATCTTCGAGCCGTCGAACTCCTTTTGCACGGCTTGCTTGTAAGAGCCGTTCCACACGTATTCCGTGTAGTTGAACTTGCCGATATTGCCCTTTTCGATGAACTTGAACTTCAACGGCTCGAAGCGTCCGCAGGTGTTCACAGTGGCGATGAGGAACTTTGACGACCATGACGGTCTGCCCTCAATGATGGCGAGGTTCTGCATCACCATGAGGGGCGCAGCTCCTATGCGGCTTGCGATGTCGAGTGCTATCAGACAGTTGGCGATGGCCTCCTCTTTGGCTATGGGCTGTGCGTCCTTGCCTTTCTTCACCATGCCGCCTATCTGGTACATGGCTGGCACGAGCTTGGAGCTTGCGAAGAGCAACGATATACGCTGCACGGTCTCAAACTGTTTCGGGTCGAAGAAGTTAACGCCGTTCATTGGGGCGTAAACCATTGGTTGCTGTTGTGCGGTGGGCTGTGCCACCAAGTTTCTGTTTTCTGACATAGTTGTAAGTTTTTATTTGTTATTTGATTACCAATATTTTGTCATTCGTCACTTGCAGGAAGATGATTTGTGCCGTGGTCTCCATATAGTGGTTCACGCTCTCCGCACCGTCCACGAATATCGGCGCGGACACGTTGTTGAACTTGCACAGGGTGTTGATGATGTCAAGCCCTGCGTTGAGCTGCGTGGCGGTGTTGGCCACTGGGTATGGCACTCCGTTAATCAACGGCTGGCAACACTCATACTCGTTGCCGTCCTGTGTGTAGTCGAACAGCTTGAAGCGCACTTGGCGGAACATTCCGTTTATCCGCTGCTCGCAGTCCTCAATCTTCTTCTTCGAGAACTGGGCGGCTATATACTCGCGCTTCTCCAAGTCGGCTATCTGCTGGGCGAGTTCCTTGCCACGCTTTTGCAGTTCGGCTATGCGCTTTTGTGCAGTCTCAATCTGCTCACGCTTTGCAAGGTGGTTGTTGAGAATGTCGATGCGGCATTGCAGGTCGCCCTTGCGTGCCGACAGGTCTTTGAGGTTTGCGATGTCGCCAAGTTCGGCTGTGTCTCTTAGGTCGTTGAGCCGCTTTGCGAGTTCGTCAATGGTCTGTTGCAATGCCACCCATTCGGGTATGTCCTCACCCACAATCGGTTTGACGATTGCGGCAGGAGTGGCAAGCACTGCGTCTGTGAACTTCTTAACACCATTCTCGGCGGTCTCAACCTTGTTTTTGAGTGATGTTGCCTCTGCTTGTTTCTCTTCGAGTTCCTTTTTCAGTGAAGCCAGTTGTGAGGCCAGTTGCCTGCCTGTGTCGTTGTTGCCGGAGAGCAACAGCTTCTTGTGTTCAGCGAACTTGTTGTGCGCTTCCGCTATTCTGTCTTCGGGCATACGCTGTCCGCAAGTCGGGCAGATGTCGGAACTTTCATCATAAACAGTGGAATTGATGTCATACCACTCTTTGCGCAGGTTGGCAAGCATTTTTTCTGTAAGTGTGATGCCATTTTGCAGGTAATCTATGCGGTCGTTGTTGCGCCTCATGTCGGTGTTTGCCTCTGAAAGTTCGGCGTGTACTTTCTTTAGGCTCGCTTCAAGGCCACGGCGGTACTCGTTATTTTTGTCGCACTCTTCTTGCGCCTCGGCTTTGCATCGGCGTATGATAGCCTGTTGTCTGACTCGTGCCTCGTCAATCTGGTTATTGATATTGTCACGCTCTTCTCGTTTCGCCTCGTCACGAGCGTCACGGTCTTGCAGTTGCTCGTCAATCTGTTCAATGTCATGTTTCTTCTGTTGTATCTCGTCTTTGATAGCGTCCCAGTCCTCTGCATCGGGTGTGTTGCGCTGCACCTCGTCGATGCGTGTAGGCACTTTGTCCAACTCGTCCTTCAGACGCTTCTTCGTGGACGCTATCTCCTTACGGAAGTCCGTCAATGACTTGCCGCACAACTGGTCGAGCAACAGCTTGAAGTCCTCGTTGCCAGCGGCAATCTCCTCATCGGTGGCAGTGCCAGCCATTTGCAGCAGCACCTCTCGTTGCAGCTGCCACTTCATCTGCTCGGAGAAATAGCGTGGGTTGGTTATCATCTTGAACAGGGTGTCGCTGATGATGGTCTCGTTCACTCGCTTGTTGAACTCTGTCTTGTTCACAGGCACGCCGTTCCACGTGAATAGGGCTTTGTTGCCCTTGAACACCTCCTCCACTTGGCCACGGGGTTTTACCCATTCTTCCGCCCATTCACGTTTGAGGGTGAGTGTTTCTCCGTCCACGCAGATAGTGGCTTCTACGGAACATTCGCATTTGTGCAACGGCTCGTGCCGTTCATCATACGACCGCAGCTCGAAATCCGCACGGTCTTTGCTGTCCTTGCCGAAGAGCAGCCAGCAAAAAGCGTCGAAGTGACGGCTCTTGCCAAGCCCGTTGTCGCCACAGATGTATGTCGGTGTGTCGGCATTGAACGTGGTAGTCCGTTCCTTTTCGCCCCGCCAGTTGCGCAAGGTGATTGAAATAATTTTGATTGTCTTCATGTGATGTTATCTCATTTGAATGTTTGTTGTATTGTGGACGGTGGCGGAGTCGAACCGCCTTGCATCGGGTAACCTGACAATAAAACCGATGCACGCGCCTTTGCCCGCCCATGCGGGGATGGCTATACTCCCATACCGCCAGCCCCTATCTTTTCGGAATTTGTTGTAATGTCATTCACATATAGCCTTGATGCCGTGCGTGTGGCCAAAGCTTTCTTTATCTCGACCTTTGAATAAACGAGAGGGGAGTTCCGCCCATCGTTCATTTTGCGGGCTTTCACGAGGCCGCATCTTTCGAGCGTTCGGAAAGTCCTTTTGTCCACGTTCATCAATGCGAGCCAGTCGGGGATGTCCGATTTGCGTATCTCGTCACGTATTGGCTCGTATGCCTTTACCGCCTCCATGTAGCCAACTTGCCACACTTCGGTCATCAGTGTTCTGATGTCAGTTATCTGCACCATGACTTCTCTGTTTTGTCATTCAGCGTCAGCGCACCACTCATCAATCTTGATGAACAATGCGTCAGTCTTGCGCCATGTGGCATAAAGCCTGTACACGATGTATGCTGCAATGCCGCCGATTATTTTCGTCAGCAGCAGGGTGAAAGCCCATGCGGGCAGCGGTAGGTTGTCGTTAGGTGTGCAGAATATGCCGAACACCGCCACAAAACCGATGGCGAGGATGGCGGCGACACGAATGATTGTGATTGTCTTGCTCATGATGGTAGTTATTTTGAGGGTTTATGATAATCTTGTCACCGTATAGTGCGCTCCGTTGTCGTGGGGTTCTATCCTCCATTCGCCCTCGCCTTTGCTCTCAAGGCGGTTCGCGGCGGAATAGGCGGTGTTTAGGTAGCCCACCTCGCGGCAGCTGAACTCCACGGGCTTGCCCACAGGCAGGTTGCGGAGCGTGTCAATCATCGAGACCTTCACAGATTCAAAATCGAAGTGCAATAATCCCAGTCCTCCGCGCCGCCTTGGAGCGTAGCGGAAAGGCGGCACGGAGGACTGGGTCGACAAGAGCGACAGGCAATACAAAATAAAAAGGAAAGGGAGGCCGAAACCTCCCAAGATTAACTAACTTTGTATTGTCATGTCGTATCATCAGTTAACCTCGGAGCAAAGGTCGCAAATTTTCGTCTTACTCCAAAAGAAAACAGCGAGAAAAGAGATTGCCCGCCTTGTGGGCATAAGTGAATCAACCCTATGCCGCGAGCTGAAGCGGAACTTGACGA